GAGGGCATGGACAAAGCTCTAGTTGATGCGGGCGTGGTCGAGTCTGAGTTCGTATCCGTAGCTTGGGGCGGCTATGAAAACTCTTGCCGCGCCGTTCTCGCAAAGCTAACTCCCGCCGCGATTTTGGTTCGAGACGAACAGCTACTCGCGGCAAGCCAAGGGTTGAAGTCTAATGGTTGATGTCACCCCAACTCCCGAACAAGAGGCCATCGTAGATTTCGCTCGTAACGATAAACGAAGCCTTCTTGTATCCGCCCTCGCCGGCTCGGCCAAAACAACCACCTTGGTCATGATGGCTCACAAGATGAAGCTGGTTCCAACCCTATCCGTAGCATTCAACAAACGGATTAGCGAGGAAATGCAAAAACGAATGCCGTCTCATATCCAGTCGGCTACTCTTAATAGCCTCGGCCATCGCGCTTGGGCACAGACCGTAGGCCATCGCCTTATCCTCAACACCGATAAGGTCTACGACAAACTAACCGAACTTTTTGCCCAACTTCGTTCAGAGGAAAAAGACGAACTTTCCGAGGGGTTCCCCTCAATTCTCCGCGCGATCCGATCAGCCAAGTCTATGGGCTATGTCCCGGACAAATTCAAAACGCTCGGTCAAGGCCTCTGTTCCGAGGAGGATTTCTACGAGTCCGTCACGCCCTCATTCGACATTGAGCCTACAAAGCTTGTTTGGAAACTAATCGATGACGTTTTGTGCCACGGTATCACCGAGGGGTTTGAGGGTAAGATAGATTTTGACGATCAATTATATCTCTCCACCCTTTTTGGATCAAGTTTCACTAAATACCCCGTGACGCTAGTCGATGAGACCCAGGATTTATCCCCTCTGAACCATAAGATGTTGGAAAAGATGTTCGGGGGGCGTTTAATCGCAGTCGGCGACAAAAACCAATCGATCTATAAATTTCGTGGAGCATCGACGCAATCGATGGGCGAGATGAAGGCCAAGTTCGAGATGGAGGAACTAATCCTATCTACCTCCTTCCGTTGCCCGCGAACCGTCATTAGGCGTTTGCAAAAACGAGTCCCCCACATGACTTGGCCCGAGTGGGCGATTGAGGGTGAAGTAAACATCCTCGATACCTGGTCCCCATCCACCCCTCCCAACGGTTCCGCCGTCATCTGCCGCAACAACGCTCCGCTGTTCCGAACCGCCATGACCTTCATCCGCGCCTCGCGGGGCGTCCAGATCATCGGGAACGATATCGGGGCGAGCCTAATCAAACTCCTAAAGAAGATGGGAGAGAATGACGACTCGGGCGAGACCATTCGGGCGAATATCGAGGACTGGCGTAGCCGCCAACTCGCCGCCGCGTCAAAATCTCGCCATGCCCCGATCAATGACCGCGCGGACTGTTTGTTAGTGTTTGTCGAGGCCGGGGATACGCTCCGCGATATGGTAGCGTTTGCGGACCACCTGTTTAAGGCCTCGGGTCCGGTACAATTTATGACAGGACATAAGGCCAAGGGTGCGGAATTCACTCACGTTTATTACCTCGATTCGTTTCTCATCCCATCAAAGCACGCACGAATGCTCGCTGAGTTCGGCGACACGTCCGACCTCGAGCAAGAGCGTAACCTTGACTACGTGATTTGTTCCCGCGCGAAGCAAACCCTAAACTACGTCAATTCCGAAGACTTAACAGTTTAAAGGATTTATAAATGCCCGCCAGTAATGATAGCCTTCAATTCGAGGATTGCCGCAAAGCCCTCGAAGCCGCCCTCGCCGCTCCTTACGGCATTAAAATCCAACGCACCACCCAGGGCCAAGCCGTCAACTTCCGCCAACGCTGTTACATCTACCGAAAAATGATGAAAAAGCTTTCCATGCAAAGCACGTCCGAGGACGATCCGAATTTCGGCTTCAGCCCCTACGACGCCCTAAAAATCTCATACGAGGGCCCGTTTGTAATAATCAAAAAGGTTGAGTTCGAGCCACTAAAGATCATACCTCTCGGCGAAGAGGACCTCGAACTTTGAGCCGACTCCCAAAATGGAAAATCATCCTTAGGACTATGTCCACCGGCGGTGAGGTTAAAACCTTCGAGATCATCTTCGACGGCCCCGACCAACTCCTCGAGGACGTAGTCTGCAAACTATGCTCTGGCATGGCCGAGACTCGAGACGGCGTCCCAACCGTTACCGCGATATGCTTAAGCATCCCCAACTTTACTTTAGTGGTTCAGTCTCGTGTTGACAAAAAGCTGCTGGTCGTGTACAACAATAACGGAGTATTCTACCGGCTGGTGCGAGGCTTGCGAAAGCCTCTTACCAAAAGAGCTGAGCCCGCTACTCTCGGTAACGTTTCCCGAGCCGTGGGGCGGGATAATGAGACTCGCCGTGGCCGACCACCTAAGAATGTTACGGCGGCCGAAGGCGGTAGTGGTGACGCGGCCGAAGAGGGTTAACTTAGATGAATTGGATATCTAGATGAGTATGGCCAAATCCCCTACCTTCTCCCGCCTCCGCGAGATGGCCAAAGTCATGGCCACGCAAGACGGTCTCCTAAACGACCTCCTAACTTGGGAACGTCTAACCCCCGAGCTTCGTAGCAGGTATAAACTCATGGCCTACGTCGGCCTCGCAAATGCTCGATATACAACCCGGAGCCAAATCGATAAAGTCCTCAAACGTTACCCAAGGTTAAAAGAAGAACACATTCGACAGATCTGGAAAGACATGGTAGATGATATCCTCGAGGAGGGGAAATGACTTACGGAGATGGGGTATTTATAACGCTCGTAGCGTGCTGGTTAACCTTTGTTGGAATCTTCATCGCTATGCGTCCAATAAGAGTTCCAGCCAAAATCAACTTCCACTTCGAAGACGCCGACTGCGAGATTTCAACCCTTATCGAGGCCGCAAATATGGACGATACTGTAAAAGCGTTCTTTATAGTCGAAAACTCACACAAACAAGAACGGGTTGAGATGAACCCTTCTGTTTCGCCATCAATTCACTAGGAGCCTCCTTTGGGATTTTACATCGCAGGATCAATAGTACTATTCCTAACCTTAGCAATCCTTGTTCGGCGAAAGTCCTGAATAAAATTCTTCTTGCGAGAAGGCGTTTTTTGGTTTATGGTTTAGGTTCAATGAAGGAGTCCAACCATGTTGATTTTCAAAAACCCAGGCCTGATAGACATGGCCGCTGTCACAACTATGGGCGTGAGCGTGAAGAACGCCGGTGCCTTCGGCTACTTCGGAACCGGCTTAAAATACTCCATCGCAACTATCCTACGCGGCGGCGGAACAATTCATATTTACTGTGGCCTGAAGAAGTATGTTTTCAGCTTAAAACCGATTGAAATCCGCGGTGAGAATTTCGACCTCGTTTGTCTTAACACTAAACCGATCGGCTTCACCTCTCAACTTGGCCGCAACTGGCAGCCTTGGATGGTACTCCGCGAACTCGGCTGCAATACTAAAGACGAAGCCGGGGACTTTTTCTTCGATAAGGCAACCGATCCTGAAGACTATTTCGATACCCACCAAGACCGCTCAACCACCACAATCTTAGTCTGGTGGAACGAACTCGATAAGGTCTACGACCAGCGGTCCACGATATTCTGCGAAAGCGAAGTCCTACAAGACTCTCGCGACGGCCTTAAGATTTTGGCCGGGCCGTCAAACTATCTCTATTATCGTGGCGTCCGCGTTTACGAGCTTCAGCAGCCCTCAACTTTCACCTACGATATTCTTCAGCGTCAAGACCTGACCGAGGACCGAACGCTCGCCTACTCTTGGAATGCACAAAGGCTGATCCGAGACACGCTTCTCCAGTGCGAAGATACCGAAATCCTAACACAAGTGTTAATAAACACCCACTATTCGTTCGAGTCCAAAATCGACTTCGAGGACGACGTCGAACCTTCCCGCCAGTTCGTAGACGTAGTACTCGACGCGCGCGAAAAGAAACTAAAAGGACTTTCGATCTCGGCTCGCGCGCTGGTCATGAAACTAATACGCCGTGACTCCGACGAGCGTGTCGGGTACGCCCACTATCGTACCCGCGTAGATCGGTTCAGCGAAACCATCGCAGCACTGTTTGATCTCGGCCTCGATATCAACGACGATATTTCAGTTATAGTGGTAGATGAACTCCCGAACGAGGCTAAATCCTTAACCGAGAACGGCAGGATTTACGTCTTACGTTCGCTGCTTAACGCACCAAAATTAGAAATCGCAACCCAACTCGCAACCCGCCTTCTCGATCTCGAGCACCATGTCTACGCCGATGATATGAGGGATAGGTTGTTGCCACTATTGTTACGTCAGCATGACGATTTTAGAAACGAGCCGAAAGGCGACATTCCTGACGAGACAGTAAAGACTGCTAGTGTAAAAGAGGAGGTTGAGTTTTGATCGAACGTGACTGGACGCCAACCGACCGCGCCGACGCAGAGGACGACAGGCTTCACCGAGAGTGGTGGCGAAAAGCCCTAAAACTTGAAGGCGAAGACCCTTGGTGGCACGAGGACGGGCCGGGAGAAGATGACGATACGTCTTGAGTGAACCATACCCTTTTTCATTAAATGAAATGCCACACCTAACCCTGCAAAAAATCCCGCTTTCCGTCGATTTTTTGTAGTTTTCACTTGCCAGCCCAATCAAAATCGTTACGATGGTTTTGTTAATCCAACCGGCTGGGCAACGCCCCGGCCCAACACCCCCAAGGGAACCCGCCTAAAATGCCCACGATCACCGCCGACACGCCCCGCACCGCCATTACCATCGCCGGCAAAGAGCACACCGTTTACGCCCCCTACGCCGAAGGCCACGTCCTTACCCCCAACGAGGCCGCGTCCCTCAACCAGACCTACGCCGAAAATATCCGTAATAACCAGGCCAAGGCCGTTAAGGCCCACGTTGTAGCCGGCTCTTACGATCCGACCGCCACGCAAGCCGCAATCGACGACTATATGTCGAAGTACGAGTTTGGCGCCCGCGTCTCGTCCGGCCCGCGTGAAGGCGGCGGCGACCCGGTCATGGCCCGCGCAGTCGAACTGGCCCGCGAGGTCGTTCGGAGGAAAATCCGCGAAGCTGGCGGCAACCCGAAGGACTACGCCGCGAAGGAAATCACCGAGCGCGCGAAGAAGGCCGTCGAGACCAATCCGAAGTTCAAGGAAATGGCCGCGACGCAACTCCAACAAGAATCGAAACTTGGCGACGATACGAGTGGTTTGGACTCCGCCCCGACCGTCGCGAAGGTGGTGAAGGCTAAGAAGGCTCCGGCGGAAGCCGAAGTCGTCGAGGCCTAAGCCAACGGAGGAGGGAGACACGGCGAAAGCCTCCCCGCCCGTTCCGTGTCTCCCTACTCTTAACCCTAGGACCTTAACCATGACCGTAGATCTCTCCGAACTTACCACCCTACCCTTATCGGCCGAAGGCCTGATCAAGCTCGTAGAGATGTGCGGTCTTCTGTATCATAAAGAGGTTGTAAACGGGGAAACCCGGCTTCGCCTCCTTAAGGTTGATCTCAAAGAAGACCTTCTTCTCAACTAAGGTTGTCCATGACCATTCGAAAAGAAATCGAGCCCCTCATTCGAATCAACCTTAACCTCTTTCGTGCCGACTACGATCGACTGAAGGAGATGTACCCCAACAACTACTCAACGTATCTCCGAAAACTGCTCCGTAATCACCTTAGTCGGATTACGGAGCAGGCGGATGCGGCTGCGGCCGAACTAGACATTAACCTCGACCTTTAACCAGGAGTCTATCTCGTGGCTTTCGATGCTTCCCCCAGCGAAACTGTGACTGAAATTATACCGGGTTTGAAGCCGGAATATCAAGGGCTAAGCCCAAAACAACGGCTGGTTGTTCTTAGAGACACTATAAAACAAATCCCAGATAACGATTTCTGTATGAGTAATTGGGTCTCAACTCATACTTGCGGAACCGTAGCCTGCATTGGCGGTTGGGGACAGGTTATATTTTTCGAAAAAGATTTTGATATGACCTCCACTGAATACGGAGATCAACGATCTGATCCTGTAGGAGAAGCTCTGGGCCTTTCTTACGACCAACGAGAACACCTTTTCTATATGAACTGGGGCGAAACCGACGAGATCACGACAAATCGCGATTATTGGGAGGTCGATAAATCCCTCGCGATCGCCCACCTCGACCAAATCATCCTTACCGGAGAGGTTTCCTGGGATAAGGTTTTCGAGGCGGCGGGTCGATGAGCGAACTCCCGGAACGGCCGCCAAAACCAGAAGAGCCAAAGAAAATCGAGCCTGAAAAGGTTGAACAGGAGAAGACTACACCTGTAACGCAAATCGTCAACGTAAATGCCTCTATATTAAAACCTTCTGGCATTTATGCCCCTTCTCACAGCTCTGGTTGCATGAACGGAATGTGCCCTATTTGTTATCCGGGGCGCGGTGGTGGAGGCAGTTATTATACAACTTCTTACGAAGAGTTTATTCGCCAGCAATCGCAGGCACTCAACAGCATACCATCTTTAGACACATCTAGAATGTTCGAAGTAAAATGGGACACTACAAAATTCTTCGAAGAACCAAAATCTACGCCTAAACCCAAGGCCGTTCCTAAGTCCAAACCCGAGCCATCTACTGCCTATACCGAGGCGCGCAAAGCTGTCGAGGAGTGGATCGTCCCAACACCCGCTCAGTCCTTCGATGATATTATTGGTAACGATGAGGCCCTATCCCAGCTCCGCGACGCAATTCAAGCTCCGGTTAAACATAAGAAACTCTATAAAGCCTACGGCATGAAAATGCCAAAAGGGGCCTTACTCTCCGGTCCGCCCGGCTGTGGCAAAACTATGTTCGCGCGAGCCGCTGCAGCCGAAATGAAACGCTTATATAAAGTCGGCGGCGAATTCATTTCCGCCCCGGCTTCTGGCCTCCAGGCTTCTTACGTAGGCGAAACCGAACAGCGTATTCGGGCAATCTTTGCCTACGCTCGTGAATACAAAGCTTTTCATGGATTCCCACTCTTAGTCTTTCTCGACGAGGCCGAAACCCTCTTCCCCGACCGCACCGGCAGAATCCGTAGAGTCTTCTCTTATGAAGAGGCCCAAGTTTCAACCTTCCTCGCTGAGCTAGACGGCGTTCAAGAATGCGGCGCGTTTGTGCTCCTCGCCTCAAACCGTCCCGAGGTTATGGACCAGGCTCTGCTTCGCGACGGCCGCTGCGATTTTAAGGTTGTAATCAAACGCCCTAACGCGGCCGCGGTTGAAGGCATTCTCCGTAACAACTTCAAATCAACTCTAACCCTAGGCGTCGAGAAAGAAGACTTAGTCTTTGCTGCACTTGAAAGTCTCTACGACCCCAGCAAGATCATCGCCGAGGCCCACGCAATCGGGATCGACGTAGAACAACTTAAGTTCGTTGATAAACACCAGAAACATTTCCTTCTCGAACATATTATATCCGGTGCTATGGCCGCGTCCATCCCCCAACGCGCAACCCGCTACGCCTTCGCCCGCGATAAAACCTCCGGTACAGCCCTCGGCGTAACAGTCTCCGACGTTATCACCGCCGTAAACGATCTCTTCGAAGAAAACAAACGCCTCGAACATAGTTTCGCCGTGGCGGAATTTAAAGAGGCCTTTATGCTCGAAGCCCAAAAGAAGGTTGCAGACAAATGAGATTCGATTACATCGAAGAGGCAAAAACTCTTTATGATGAATACCTTATCTGCACCCAAATTTCTCGCAACATTGTAAACTCTAAAGTGCAAGTAACCGTAAATATAGCTGGTTACATTATGAACGTCCCTCATGTAACCGGCCTTGCGCTCGTTCATGAGCGAATGATGGAACTTGAAAAACGTCTAGAAGAGCTTGGTATTTCTATGGACCCTTTTTCTGAGGTTAAACCTTGAGCGAACTTTCCGAACTCTTTGACCGCGACCCGCTAAAACTCACAAAAACCGACCGCCGCGCGATTATCCAAAAATACCGAGACGACCGGCAAAAGTTCCTCTTAGGCCAAAAAGCCCCCCGTGCGGCCAAGCCTAAAAGCCAGGTCATCGATCTCGACTCATTAGACATTTGAGGGTTTTATGGTAGAAGAAGCCCAAAGTCCCTTTATCGAAGGGACGAATATTCAGTTCGCGCTTGATAGTACTAGTTTAGGTGCTGCCAAAAAATGTTTGAGGTATTATAAACAAACAATCATCGATGGTTGGCGACGTCGCGACGAGTCCGTTCACCTTCGTTGGGGTGGCGAATTTGCGAAGTGGTTAGAGTTCTACCATAAATGCCGCGCGGCCGGTATCGACTACGAAGATGCCCTCGAGGAAACTTTAGCCTATCTCCTCTACGCCACGTTCGAGTGGAAATCCGACCACCCAACCAAAAACCGCGAGACCCTAGTCCGGTCGATTATTTGGTATCTCGACGCCTACAAAGACGACCTCGCCAAAACCCTAATCCTAAAAGACGGCCGCCCCGCAGTCGAGCTTTCATTCAAACTCGAACTCCCCTGGAACGCCGCAACCGGCAAACCCTACATTCTTTGCGGCCACATTGACCGCATGATCGAGTACGACGATGCGGCTTTTGTTCAAGACCAAAAATCTACCGGAGGTAGTCTCGGCGCCTACTATTTCAAACAGTTCAGCCCCAACGGCCAGATGAGTGGCTATACAGTCGCGGGCAAGGCTATCTTTGACATAGCCATCTCCGGGGTTATGATCGATGCGGTTAAGGTTTTAGTTGGCTCGACTGAGTTCGCCAGAAGCTTCACCTCCCGCACTCAAGGCCAACTCGACGAGTGGCTTGAAGATACCCGAAAGTGGACGGGGATTATTAAGTTCGCGGCTGAAAACGATTATTGGCCTATGAACGAAAACTCTTGCCATACCTACGACGGGTGTGCGTTTAGAGAAGTTTGCTCTCAAGACCCGAAGGTTAGGCAAAGTTATCTTGAGACCTATTTCCATAAGAGTTTTTGGAATCCTCTCGAACCAAGACTTTAGGAGTCCCTCATGTCCGACATAGGTAAAGGCGATTGGGTAGAGTTTATTGGACCGCAATCCGAGATTGGCCCTAACGGTTTATGGAGATCTGATCTCACAATAGGAAATACCTATTTTGTCGAGGCCTTACGGGAACGTAAAACAGTATGTACTCGCTGCGGTAAGCATACTTGGCTAAGATTGACTGACGTTGAACTTATACACTCTATTTGCCTCTTCCGCCCCCTAAAGAAACCTCCTTCCGAAACAGTCAAAACCTCCTCCAAGGAGCCTCAATTTGAAACGACCTCTTAACGATCCTCCTCACGACCTAGCCCCAACCGGAGCCGAACGCGCGCGGCTCCGCCTAATCCGCGAAACCTCTAATAAACCCTTCGGCCGAGATTCTCTCGAAGAGCCTTCCCGGCAGTTCAAACGCGCCTACGCCCGAAAGATGACGAAGCTCGACAAGGCTACGGCCAAACGCGAAACCTTAAAGCGGAGACATTAATTGCCCGGCCTGGACGAACACCCTTCCTTAGAACTCGTAAAAGCCCTATACCTCGGCGACCCCGGCTCCGGTAAAACAGGTTCTCTTACATCTCTAGTCTCCGCCGGATATAAACTCCGAGTCTACGATTTCGACAACCTCTTAACTCCTCTCGTCCAGTACGTCATGCGGGAATGTCCAGAGAACGCCGGGAACGTAGCCTATCAAACTTTCACAGATAAGATGAAAGGCCCCGACAACCCTGGTATGATGATGGGGAAGGTTCTCAAAGTCACACCCTTTCTCGATGGTCAAGCCAAAGCCTTCGCCTCCGCAATGAAACAATTCAACCATTGGCGCGTTGGCGACGAAGACCTCGGCGTCCCCGCAACCTGGGGCAAAGACACTGTCGTAGTCGTAGACACCCTCACCACTATGGCCGAGGCGGCGTTCCGCTACTGCGAGGCCCTCAACCCTCTAGGCCTCGAGCCGCAAGCAACCTACTTCGCCGCCCAACGAATGTTAGTTAACGTCCTCGCCCTTCTTGGCTCCGACAGCTTCGCAACTAACGTTATCGTAATTGCTCACATCGATTACGATAAGAACCACCTCAATATAACCAAGGGCTTCCCCAGATCAATCGGTTCCGCCCTTAACTCTAAAATCTCAGGCTTTTTCAACTGTGTTCTTATGGCCGAAGACGCGAAGTGGATCAAAACCAAATCCACCGGAATCGTCGATCTTAAAAACCCTGTAGCATTTCGCGTCGAGGAGCGGCTTCCGCTTGAAACGGGCCTCGCAACGTTTTTCCGCGAGGTAACTACTACCGGAAAGTAGGTTGTTCCTCGAAAATAGTGCTTGACAGAAGCATATATTTACCCCATAATCGATCTTCTGAGGGGGAGTCTAACAAACCCCAAACCTCTGAAGCAGGGCCTTCCCTGTTAACCCGTTCAAAGGAGCTTCCCATCTTTTGAAAACCTTAAAGTCCTCTGCCCAAATTATCCCTTTTTCTAAGGAGCCTTCCCAGCCTATGTCTACGCTTACCTACGAAATGTCCGTATCGGAGGCGAAAATGCTCGCCGACGTACTCGATACGGAAGAGTGGGATAATTTCACCGCTCTGTTTACGACCGCGGCCGACAGCACCGAACCAACCACTATCACAATCACCGTCTCCGGAGAATAGCCAGCATGTCCGCTGATTTCAACGACGTTCTCTCCCTTAAGCCCGGCGAGATCGAAAAGCCCAAGCCGCGCCCACTCGGCACCTATATCGGCGCGATCCAAAAATACGAGCTTCGCGACGTTGACACCAAAAACGGCCCGCGCAAGCTGATCGAGTTCGCGGTTAAGCTCATCGGCGTTCAACAGGTCGATGACCAAGAAGCCCTCACCGAGCAAGGTGATATCGCGGATTGGTATCCCCTCCAATACACCATCTTCTACGAAACCCCAGAAGGACGTTACGCCCTGAAGAATTACCTCACGGAAGTTCTCGGCGTCGATCCCGGCTCGGGTAAGAACGAAAAAACCTTGGGCGAGATGATCGCGGAAACGCCCGGAGCGCAACTCCTCGTTACCACCAAGCACGAACCCTACACCTCGAAGGCGGGAACGCCCGAGATTCGGACGGGTATCGCTTCCGTCGCGAAGGTCTAGCCTACGTCCTTGGGGAGAGGTTTCGGCTTCTCCCCAACCTCGTTTAACCATAAATCGGAGTCCACTTTATGCTATCCGGGGAATTTTCCTCTATCAACATCGAAGATATCTATATAAAACGCGACGACCGCATCCGTAAGGAAGTTACCCCAGAGTCGATCGACTCCATGGCCGAGTCTATCACCCGTTGCGGCGGCCTAATCCATCCAATTATCCTCGACCGAGAGCACACCCTAGTCGCCGGCGAAACGCGGCTCAGTGCCTGCAAACAACTCGGTTGGGACCGAATCTCTTTCCAGTACCTCGACACCCTATCCGAGCGCGAACAGCTTCTTATCGAACTAGAAGAGAACGTGCGTCGGAAGGACCTCGATTGGAAGGATAAATGTGATGCACTACTAAAATTCCACAACATGCAGGTTGAGTCGGAAGACGTTTGGACTGTCTCCGACACGGCCAAGGCTGTAGGGTATTCTGTTTCCGCCACATCTGAACAACTCTCGGTTGCCCGCGCAGTCGTAGCCGGCAACTCCCTCGTTATGGCCGCGCCCAAGCTTTCAACCGCCAAGGCCATCGTCTCGAGGCAGAATGAACGCGAGGCCTCCGACATGGCCAACGCGATTTCGACTACAGCCGGGCCGAAGAAATCTAACGAGATTCTCACCGTTGATTTTAACCTTTGGGCACCATCCTACTCCGGTACTCCTTTTAACTTTGTCCACGCAGATCTACCCTACGGCATAAATTTCCAGTCTACCAGCCAGGGCGCAGTCGCGGAACACGGCGAATATAACGACTCCGAGGATGTTTACTGGAAATTACTCGGAACCCTACTCGATAACACCGATCGGCTCTTCGCCGAGTCATCCCACCTAATTTTTTGGTTCTCACTAAACTTCTATCAACAAACCTTAGACAAACTCAAAACCAAGTTTAAGGTAGACCCTTACCCCCTAATTTGGTTCAAATCCGACAATACTGGTATACTCCCCGACTTCAACCGTGGCCCGCGCCGCGTCTATGAGACCGCCTTCTTCTGTTCTCGCGGCGACCGTAAGATCATCCAGGCCGTAGGCAACGCCGTGGCCGCGCCCGGGGGAGATAAAGTCGTCGGTCACGCCTCGGAAAAAAACGAGGCCATGCTCGGCCATTTCTTTCGAATGATAGTCGATTCGAACACCCGAATGCTCGATCCCACATGCGGGTCTGGCTCGGCAGTTAGGGTCGCTAAGCGCATGGGCGCGCAATCGGTACTGGGTCTTGAGAGAGATGAAAAATTCGCAGAAGACGCTAGGAGGGCTTTAGGTTGAAACCTCGTCCAATTACCGTAGTAGAATTTCTCGAAGACGGTAAGGTTGTTTATCGTGGTACCTGCACTAAAGAATACCATGCAAGCTATATTAATAGCCTTCGAGACAAACACGGTTTTCCCTATCTTATGCCTGTTAAGCTTACAGAATTTAACTGGCGAAAGAAACAGGATTTTCCTTTCGGCGCTATCTATGAACCTATATGGATCGGCGAATGGATGGTTTAAAAATAGCTATAGTAGGTGAGGCCTACGGACAGGAAGAAGCCGTAGCAGGAAAACCTTTTGTCGGGGCGGCCGGCCAAGAGCTTAACCGTATGTTAAAAGATGCGGGTATTAAACGAGAGGACTGTTATTTAACTAACGTTTTCAATGAAAATCCTCCTCGTAATAACATCGAGTATTTCCTCGGCCCAAAGGTTACGGCGTCGAAGAAAGTCTCGGCTCCTCTTATTCCGTCGAAGTTTCTTCAGCCAAAATTCGAGCATCATATAGATAGACTCTATGCCGAACTCGAAACGGTGCGGCCTAATCTTTGTATTTGTCTCGGAAATACAGCATGTTGGGCGCTCCTCGAGACCACAAAGATTTCCAAAATCCGCGGAACGGTGGCTCTATCCCCAGTTCTTCCTTGGCTTAAATGCCTCGCAACTTACCATCCCGCAGCGGTTTTACGTCAATATGATCTCCGCCACGTAACCGTTCTAGACCTTGTAAAAGCTCGAAAAGAAGCTGAATTTCCGGAAATTCGTCGGCCTGTCCGAGAGATCTGGCTCGACCCAACCATCGAAGATATAAAACGTTTTTACTCCGACCATGTGCTTCCCGCAGAATATCTCGCGTGCGATATCGAAACCAACTACGGAAACCAAATCACCTGTATAGGTTTCGCTCCAAGTAAATTTTTGTCTATGTGTATCCCGATTTATGACATGAGCAAACCGACTGGTTCTTATTGGAACACCCTTGAAGAAGAACTCGAAGTTTGGGATTTGATCCAGTTAATTTTAAATTCGCCCGCGCAGAAAATATACCAAAATGGTATGTATGACTGTCAACATCTTTGGCAGAATTATGGACTCGTAAATACGAATGCGGGGGAGGACACGATGCTTCTCCATCACTCGTTACACCCAGAAGCACCAAAAGCACTAGATTTTCTTGGTTCAGTCTATTGCTCAGAAAGCGCCTGGAAAACTTTAAAGTCCAAAGGCAAAGAATTTTCCCTTAAAAGGAACGACTAATGATCCTCGTTCGTTGGGGGACTGCAGCCAAATGGCACCTACAAACCAAGACTGGACTGGCTTGTGGATTAGTCTTAACGAACAAAGACCTAACGAAAATCGATGTTTTAACTCTTTACGAAATTAGAGGCTATCCTAGGTCGGTTTGTAAGGAGTGTTTTAAGTGAGAGTTTGGAAGACTACCGATCCCTTACCTACAAGCAGCGCTGATCTGTACCACGTTTACAACTCGTTGGATTGTTGCGTAACCTTCGAAGTTTACGAGGTTCTCAAAGAACAATTAGACGAAGTCACTTCAAAAGTCTACGCACAGTCGGTAGCCCTTCAAGGACCTATTCTTGAAATGGACCTTCGAGGCGTTCTAGTAGACATTACCGCGCGCGACGATATGTTGAAGGAACTCGGGAAAGATATAAACTTCCTCGAAGAGGCCCTAAAAGAAATCCTCGAAGATGGAATTGGGACTGCAATAAAACCCTCTTCGCCGAAACAACTAGCTGAACTGCTTTATGACGTACTTGGTCTACCCGAACAGCGAAACATTAAAACCGGAACGCGATCCGTTGACCGTAAAGCTTTAGACAAGCTCAAGAGTTACTTTTATGCCGCGCCGATCATCAACCATATACTCGCAATACGGGACTTATCCAAACAAGCCTCGACCTTACGAACATCTCTTGACGGCGACAACCGCATTCGAACTTCTTTCTCGATTGCCGGAACCGACACTGGTAGATTTGCGTCTTACGAATCTGCTAATGGAACGGGTTCAAATCTGCAAAATATCAGCCCCCGTCTTCGTCACATATTCATAGCCGATTTCGGCAATACGATGGTGCCAAAATGAAGATGGCTTATATCGATCTCGAACAGGCCGAAAGCCGGGCGGTCGGGGCGATTGAGTGGAACCTCTTTCAGGACGGACGTTATCTCGATGCCTGTGAGTCATCCGATCTCCACACCGTAGTTGCAAAAATGTGCTGGGATAAAATGCCTTGGACGGGCGATCTCAAAAAAGATAAGGCCTTAGCCAAAGGAACGCTATTTTACAGAGACGACGACCTTCGTCAAGGTTCAAAGAAGATGGGCCACGCGACTAATTATTTTGGTCAACCGGCAGAGATCGCAAAACAAACCGGAATACCCCCAGAACTCGTTAAAGAGTTTCAGCCTAAATATTTTCGGGCATTTCCTTCTCACCAAAAATGGCACCAGTGGGTTCAAGCTAAGCTTCTAAAAGACGGTTATATAACTACTTTCATGGGCCGTCGTCGAGCCTTCTTCGGCCGCCGTTGGGAGTCTTCCACAATCCGCGCAGCGATTGCATTTGAGCCCCAGTCCGCAATTGCAGACTACCTATCTAGAGGCATTTTAAACGTCTGGAAGGCTGACAACTGCCAAATACTCCTCCAAATCCACGACGCCCTCTTAATACAATACCCCGACGAACTTGAAAACGAAGTTGTCCCGGCTGTCCAAAAGATGATGGAAATTGAAGTTCCGCTTCTCCACGACAGATCTTTGATAATCCCAACGGAAGCCATGGTTGGCTGGAATTGGGGCTATTTCGATAAAGACAAACCTTACAAAAACCCAAACGGGCTTATCCCCTTCAATGGCAACGACCAGCGGAAGCGCATCGCCCACCAATCTATCCTCGACCGGAAGTTCTCGGAAACTTAGTTCTTGGATAGAGGGTTACATCGACTATACAGACGGAATTTCATCTCCGATGATTTTCCGGAAGTGGAGCGCTCTGTCTACAATCGCGGGCGCGTTAGAGCGTAAGGTTTGGGTTAAAACCAACAAAGGTGTTACCTACCCCCACGAGTATATCCTCCTTGTCGGCGGCCCTGGGGTTGGTAAAAGCGAGTCGATCCGCCATACTGAAAAGTTCCTCCGAGACCTTCCCAACGTTCACCTCGCCCCGACTTCCGTTTCCAAAGCCTCGCTCATGGACGCCCTTTCGGCTTCGGAACGAACGATAGTCCGGCCGGGCGACCTCAAGCCTGTTATATCATACAATTCTATGACCGTTTGTGCGTCAGAA